TATGTGGTAATGAAAACGTCCTCGGCGCATAAATTCTTGCCGTTTTTCTGCGTTGCTTTGAGATAATCCTTGACGGGTGGAACATCCACTCCCTCACACTCCGCAGGTTCGGGTAAAATCATAGCGCCTTCGCGCTTGCCTTCATTGATTTTATCTACGAGCGCCTTCTTTTTGGGTCCAGTTCCGGGGCGCGCTCCACCTCGGTTTGTACCGTCTTTAGCCATATTTCTTACTCCTTTTTTGCTTCTTTATCGGTTGCGAGTTGCTCCAAATATTGCATTGCTACATATTGAGCAAATTCCGACAAGTGCGTTGGCTCAAATGCTTTACCAAAGGCTTCAGATACTTCCACAGCAGAAATCCACCACAGAGCAAGGCCATAGTCTAAAAGTTTAATATCCTTGCCCTCAATTGCATCGGTAATTGTTACAGATGGGTCATCCCACTGCCAACTGCTCAATGGGGCATCAGGGTCAAAAACACCGGGCGTGAACATTACTACGAATACGTACTCGTCATCCGCAGGAAGTTCCTCGGTTATGCAGTGTATCGGTATAGCAACGTGATTTTTTTGTACAATATCGAGCCATCCTTCATATGGTTTCAGTTTTTTCATAGCATTAAATCCTTTCTAAATTGCAATTTTTAGGGCTTCTGGGGTTAATACCCCGTTTGAATAGCAAAAAATGCGCACGCCAGCCCCAGCCCGTTGCCCTGATTTAGGTCCCGGAGATTCTACCCCCGTAGGATACGTCAGAACACATCAAAGAAATATAATTTTTATATTTAATGCGCCAATAATTATTTTCTTGAGACTTCTTCTCCCAATCAATTTTATAAGCTTCCGCCTGTTGGCGCTTAAGAGAGTTACATATTCTATGAGCTAACTGACAGTTTCTCATCGAGTGTTCACCACCAAGAGACAGAGGCACAATATGGTCGATTGTCCCGTCCCAGCTATTATCTATCAGCTTTTCTGGATGAACAGGCAAACCACACACTTGACAAATGCCACCATCACGATGATACAATTCTGAATAGGTTACTTCCTCAACGAAGTTGTCAATAAGCAGATGTTCTCGTTTTCTTTTAGAGGCTAGCATATACCTTTTGTGTTGCTCACTGTCATGCTCTTGATGCCTTTTGAAACTGTCTGCACAGGTTTGGCAACAAAAAACGGAGTGCTTATTTCCACATTCGGTTGTAAATTCCGTACCGCACTCCCTGCAAATATGTGTGTTGGGAATGTATGCATCAGCCCACTGCTCACGCTTCATTTTTAGGTTGCCGTTATAGCTACAATCCTCGCTACAGTATTTTTTATTAGGAATGGTTGTCTCGAAGGGAGTACCGCACCATTCGCATTCTCGATGATATACCTTCTTGGGTGGCTTTTCCTTCTTGGGGTGTAGCTGTTCAAATCCAACCTTGCGACATTCGTCACTGCAATATTTAAAGCGGTGGGCATTCGGTTTCCAGAACGGCTTTCCGCAGATAACGCAGTGGTTATATCGTTTAAGGGTTTCGTGGCTCTTTTTGTTTGCGCATATACTTGAACAGCATTCTTGTGTGTTGTTTTTCGGAGTGTAAGGCTTACCGCAAATAACACATTCTTTTTCTGTCATATTTTAATTTCCTTTCCATCGGTCACCACGCTCTGCGTGAATACGTGCGTGACAGGATTTACAAAGAGAAATAAGATTTGCTCGGCTATGCGTTCCACCTTCCGCAAGAGGAACTTTGTGATGCACCTCTTCGGTTGGCACAAGCAGTCCGCTTTCCAGACACTTCTCACAGAGTGGATGTGCCTCGACATAGCTATCTCGGATTCTTTTCCAAGCTCTGCCGTATCTACGGCGTACAGCCGGGTCTCGGTCGTACTTCTCGTAGCGTTTGGCTTCCTCTTTTGCATGTTCCTCGCAGAACCTTCCGTCCGTCAGCTTGGGGCAACCGGGGAAAGAGCAAGGTCGCTTTGGTTTCCTTGGCACTCTAACACCTCCTTTTGGGTATAAAGAAAGCCACTCACGGCAAAGGTCGTGAATGGCTTGCGTTTATTCTTTTGCAATTATAGTATATCATAAGTGCAAGAGTGTTATCTCTGTTCAAACCTGTTCATTTCTGCCAACTTTATTATTTTTACGATATTTTTTACGCGGGGACGACCACGTGCGTAAGACCGCTTTTATAAAACCTACGCACAGAGCTTACGGAGAGGTGAAGCTCCAAAGCAATCTCGTCCCAAGTCAAATTTTGAATGTAGCGGTAAAGCAATACGAAGCGTTCATCCACATCGGGGACTTGCTCAATCACCGCTTGAATTTCATCCTTCAGAGCATTAAGCCTTGCAAGCTCCTCGTTGATTTTGGCTTCCTTTTCCCATATCTTCTCAAGTGCCCTCACGAAGGGAGCATCGTAGTTACGGGAGCCTTCGACCTTCTCACCCCACGAGGGAGATCCGATACTACAAGAAAGTTCTCGAAGCTCCTCAAGGGAGGCAAGGTCATATTTGATTTTTCTGTTGAGGTAGTACACTTGGTTTAAGTATTCATGCGCAGTCATTAATCTCCCTCCGAATTTTTCTCATAAGCATCTCCGCATCAACCGAGGTAAGCATCCTATACCAATCGGAACGGAAGAATTCCTCGACCTCCGCTACCACAGCTTTCGCAGGTTCATAGCGAGGATAGCGTTTCAAGGTCTTAAGCGCCTTGCGATAATCCTTCGCTGCCTGAATAACAATTGCGTTTGCAAGTTCCGTGTAAAAATCCATAGTTACCTCCGAAGTTCTGCCTTGACCGCATCAATCAAGGAATTTTGTGTTTTTTCTTTCTTTTCGAGTGCTTTTAATACGCGCTCGTCAATAGTGCCTTTGGTTACGATATGGTGAATAACCACTGTGTTTTTCTGCCCTTGACGGTAGAGTCTGGCATTGGTCTGCTGATAAAGCTCCAAGCTCCACGTAAGTCCAAACCATATCAAGGTCGAACCACCCGTTTGCAAGTTCAATCCGTGACCCGCAGAAGCAGGGTGAATCACACCGACCTCAATCTCTCCACGATTCCAAGCACGAATATCCGCATCCGTTTTAATTTCACGTACAAACGGGAACTTCGCTTTTATACGTGCAAGGTCGTGTTTGAACCAATACGCCACAAGAACGGGTTTGCCGTTTGCGCTTTCAATTAAGTCCTCAAGGGCATTCAGCTTTTCATCGTGTATGTGGTGAACGCTCTGTTCCTCTCCGTAGACCGCTCCGTTTGCCATCTGCAAGAGCTTGTTCGAGAGGGAGGCTGCGTTTACGGCATCAATCTCACTCTCACCGAGGCTTACCACCATATCGTCGCAAAGGTTATCGTAGATGTCTTTTTCCTTTTCTCCCATCTCCACTACCACCGTGTTCATCACGAGGCTCGGCAGCTTGAGATAGTCGGAAGCTCGCATCGAGATTGTGATATCGTCGATTTTATCGTAGATTCGCTCTTCGGCACCGGGCAAGGGCTTATACGAGAACACCACTTGAGCATTCCGCTTGTCCGGGGTGAAGTAAGCCAGACGGTATCTCGTTATGTATCTGCCAAGCCTCTCCCCAAGGTCAAGCAGACGGAACTCCGCCCACAAGTCCATAAGACCGTTTGAGGAAGGTGTGCCTGTAAGTCCTACCACCCTTGTAATCTTCGGTCTAACCTTCAGCAGTGCCTTGAACCGCTTTGCCTTAAATGACTTAAAGGAAGAAAGCTCATCGATAACGAGCATATCGTAATCAAAAGGCATACCGCTTTTATCAATCAGCCACTCCACGTTCTCACGGTTGATAATCGTGATATCCGCTTGGGCTTTTAACGCATTCAGCCTTTCAGCCACACTTCCGATTGCCACCGCATAGGTAAGTCCGCCGAGGTGGTCCCACTTGCCGATTTCTTCAGGCCAAGTTGTCTTGCCTACACGCAACGGGGCAACCACCAGAACACGGCTGACCTCACCTCGCGCCATAAGGTTTTTTATTGCGGTCAGTGTAATAACGCTTTTACCAAGACCGCATTCAAGGAATACTGCGGACTCTTCGTTATCCTCGATAAACTTAGTCGCATATTCCTGATATTCATGTGCTTTGTATTTCATTGAGAAGTTCTCCTATCTTTTCTGTATTGTCCAAGCAGTAAACCTTAAAGCCAAGAGCCTCAAGCTGTCGTTTTCTTCTTTTTTGCAGCGGTCGCATTTTTTCTCCTGTTGCCTTGGTCTCCACGAATGCGAGTCGTCCTCCCGGTAAGAGAACAATCCTATCAGGCACACCCGCAAAAGAAGGTGACACGAACTTTA